TCCCGAGTCCTCCGGATCGTTTGATAAGGGAAGCCGATCAGGCGCTACAATCAACATCACCAACAACTATCCGCAGGCCAAGCCGGACTCCAAGACGCGCGACGAGGTCGCCGAGGGGCTGCGACTGGCCGCGATCATCTGAGGAGGGTCACCCACCCATGGCCATCTACTCACTGGACGGGACCGACCTGGATGACCCTCTAGGGCGCTGGGTGCTCGCCGAGGGGACGACTCTGGCGACCCGCGGCGAGCCCTGGAACGCCTCTGTCAGCATCCCGGGCCGGTTCGGCGTGCTGCCAATCGCTCCGACGGTCCTGAAGTCGGCCACCGTCGCCCTGAAGTTCACCGTGTTCTCCTGGGAGGACGGCCGGAACGGGAACCGCTGCAAGGGCGGCCTGGCCCGCCTGGAACAGCACTACCAGGACCTCCTGCGCCGCCTGTACGCCTTCGGCCGGCTCATGACTCTTCAGTACACCCCTGACGGGCAGGCTGCCCGGGAGGCGCTGGTACGCCCGTCGTCCTCCGTCGAGCCGCTCTTCGACCCGCACTCGGAGACGATCTCTTTCACGATCACCTACGAAATCGTCTCAGGCCTGTGGCGAGGTACCAGTGATCTCGTGGCCCCCCTGGACGACATGTCGAAGTTCAACGGCTGCGTGATGCCCATCTCGGACGGGAAGCTCCTCCTGGAGCCGACGGCGCAGACCTGCACCGTGCGCGACAACGTCTCCGGCACGTCGTTCACCTTCACCGGAACCCTGAACGGCGGGGAGCGGCTGCTGGTAGACATCGCCCGCTACCGGGCCTGGAAGAACCCGTCCCAGGAATGGGAGGTCAAGCCTGAGGCCCGCCCGGCCGATGGCGAGATTTCCATGAGCCCGGGAGGCTTCCGGGCCACTCCCAACGCTGACGGGCGAATCTCGATGACACTGACCGGGACGACCGGCCGCTTCCGCGGAAGGATGGCCTACTGATGCCGCGCGATCCTCAGTACGCGCGCGGCATGGCTATGCGCTACGTCGCCTACGAGCAGGCCGGAGCTCGCCTCGGCGTCCTCCCCGACGCGCTGGCCGGCACGTTCACGTGCCCCCGTCAGGACACCCCCTCGCTCACCCTGTCCTACCCGAACGGGGGCCAGGGCGTGCGCGGAGAGCTTCTCGACTCCTCCGTGGAGATCGCCGTCGAGCTCTGCTACGACGGCCAGACCTGGCACGAGCCGTACAACGCCCGCTTCGTCAACCTGTCCTCGGAGTGGAACCTCGTGGACGACGGGACGGAGCACCGTCGCGCCGACCTCATCCACATCGGGCACCGCCTGGAGGGCGCCCTCGTGTGGAACGTCCCGTTCGCGGCCATGGACAAGGACGGCAAGTACAAGTTCAACTCCCGCAACGCCGGAGAGATTCTGCGCACCGTGTGGGACGCCGCCGTCAAGCGCGGCTGGGGGGCCGGGCTGACGCTCGACGTCAGCACCTCTACCGACTCGGCCGGGCAGGGCTGGGCGTTCCAGACAACCATCGCCTTCGACCCATCGGTCTCCATCAAGTCGATCCTCGACACGCTCACGAACATGGGCATGATCGACTACCGGTGGCGCGGGCGCACGCTCCAGGTCTACAACGCCGACTCCGCTCTGAAGCGCGAGAACACTGCCGTCGTGTGGCGCCTGAGCGCCGGGACGTCATCGGCCCCGGAGAAGCTGGACTGGTCCCAGCTGTGCACGCACGTCCTCGTGAAGGGCGATGGCGGACGTACGTGGACCTTCCCGAACCCCGAGGCCCCGGCGGGAATGCCTCGCACCGAGAAGGTCGTCAGCGCCGGCGGCGTCGAGCTCGAGGCCACTGCGCGCCGCGTGGCGGACCTGACCCTGAAGACCGGCGCCACGCCGGCGGCGGAGGTGAAGCGCGAGTGGGAGGCCGACGATCTTCAGTGGCTTCCCTTCGAGGACTATGGCCTGGGCGACTGGATCCAGGTCGAGCGCGGCAAGGGCCTGGAGAAGATGCGCGTCACCCAAATCTCGATCTCAGTGACCGAGAACGGGCGCTGCCAGGGACACACGACCTTCGGGACCATGCTTGACGACGTTCTGTCCCGCCTGGCCAAGCGTCAGAAGGGCGTGCTGGGCGCCGTCAACTCCGACGGGAAGAATCCTCGCCCGGAAGGCCCGAAGAGCAAGAACTGGCCGCTCCCGCCTCAGGGGCTAATCGTCTCCTCCGCCGCCGTCATCGGCTCCCAGGGAGACGCAGAGGCGGTCGCCACGCTCCAGTGGCAGGCTGTGACTACGGACACCCTAGGCGTGGCCGTGGACGTCACCGGCTACGACATCTCGGTCCGGGAGGTTCCCTTCCAGGCCGGGCGCCTGAACACCGCCAAGGAGACCACGGCCGAGATCGCCAGCCTCATCCCCGGCAAGAAGTACGCCTTCCGAGTGCGAGCCGTGACTCAGGAGACCTCGGGTTCATGGTCGGTCGAGGTCATCGAGACGATGGCTACCGACGCCACGCCGCCGCCGGTCCCGCCGGCTCCCGCCCTGTCCCAGACCCTCGGCGTGCTCAACGTCGGGTGGCCGCTGCGCGGCGCCGGCGGCGAGGGGATGCCGGCCGACTTCGCCGGACTGGAGGTCAGCGTCCAGCTGCCCGGCCTGGCTCCGGGAGTGCTGACGACGATGCCGAACCCGATGCAGAGGACCTCCGTCGCGGGACTGGAGATGCGCGAGTACGAGGTGCGCCTACGCACCTACGACCGCGCTGGCAACCGGTCGGCGTGGGGCGCCCCGAGCACCGTCACCCTGAAGCAGAACATCGACGCCGACGCCATTGCCAAATCGGTCGAGGACAAGATCAAGGGAAGCTCGGCCCTCCAGCAGGCCGCTCGTGAGGGAACCCTCAAGGAGATGAATCACCTCACCGACGCAATGACCCAGGTCGCCGTCAACCTCGTATCGTCGGGACCCATTCCCCCGGATAGTGGGACAATAGGGTCCAGCATGTGGATCGCACCAGACGGACGAATCTTCGTCCTAAAAGCAGAAGGAGATAAGTGATGCAGGAGTATGTGTCGCCCAAGCAGTGGCGCGACGGATTCGGGGCGAACGAGACTCGGATCACCGCAGCGGACCTCACTCGGATCGAGGATGGCATCTCCGCCGCCACGCGCGGCGTGACCAACCTGGAGACGAAGGTCGCCGGTCAGCCGGCCGAGATTCTGAAGCAGGTCCAGGACATCGCCCAGGGCATCCGCACTGCGCTGGAGAAGGCGATCCCGATTGGGACCCTCGCCATGTTCGGCGCCGAGCGCGACCCGGAGGGCTGGATGCGCTGTGACGGGCGTCTCCTTGAGAGGAACGCCTACGCCAAGCTGTTCGCAGTCATTGGCACTGCCTATGGATTCACCTCCGCCAGCAACTTCCGGCTGCCGGACATCCGGGACCGCTCCGCCGTCGCCACTGGCAACTCGTACCGAATCGGCGACAAGGGCGGCTCCGGCTCCGTCACGCTGAGCGTCAACCAGATGCCCGCACACACGCACCAGATCGGTGAGGTTGAGGACTCCGGGAGACGCTTCCAAGCGAAGAAGGCCAATCAGGACATCGGGGCGGGTGAGTCCGGTAACGGGTACACCTACCTGACCTCTACGGGTACGGCAACTAGCGGGCGCACACCTATCGCCCTCTCGACCGGGGGGTCGCAGCCGGTCGACGTACGTGACCCGTACATCGCCCTGCCCTACATCATCAAGGTTCTCTGATGGCTGGCCCCACGAAGCCGTCTCTCGCTGGGGCGGGGGCGCGAGGCGGCCAGTACGTAACCGTTCCGGCGTTCGCCGCCCCCGGCCAATCGGCCCCGTCCAACTCAAGGGACGCTCCGGGCTCAACCGTCGTCTACTCCCCCAAGGGGTGGAAGTGGGAGGAAGCTGGTGACGACTACTCCAAGACGGTCTCCAAACTCACGGCCGCGACCATGGAATCGGCTGTGCGCCGCATACGCACCTCCATGGGCGAGGTGTCCTACATTCGAGGCACCTCGGACACCGTTCCGCCATTCTCCGGGCAGTCCGTAGGCGACACGTGTCGAGTGCAGGATGCGCAGACCCTCGACATCGTCGCCGAGTGGCGCTGGGATGGCGCTACCTGGGAGCGAATGAAGGTCACCAGTGAGCAGATCAGCAATCTCGACGTGGGGAAGCTGACCGCAGGCTCCGCCAGCATCGCCGAGGTCACGGCACGGAAGATCGCTTCCGACGTCGGCCGCTTCCTGGAGATCACGACCGACCAGCTCACCGTCACTGGCAACGCCTCCTTCGTGAACGCCACGGCCCACCACGTGTGGACGGAGATCATCTCCGCAGGTCAGGGCGAGTTCGAGCAGATCCAGGCCGGCATGCTGGCCGCCAACTCAGTCAGCGCCTCCAACATCCAGGGCGGCGCGATCGATGGGCAGGTCATCACCGGTGCCACGATCCAGTCTGACAGGGCCCGGAACCGCGGCGTGAAGATCGACTCGGCCGGCATCCGCGCCTACTCGGTAAGGAACAACGACACCTCCTTCGAAGTGGATGCCGCCACTGGCAAGGTGAAGGTTCTCGGAGAGGTAGGCATCCGAGACTCGTGGTCGATCGCCCAGTTCATCGACATCGTCGAGGACGTCACCGGGAGCGATATTGGTGAGCGTGGGGACCGGTGGGGCGTGGGCCTCTCCATGAACCGCAGGACGTCTCCGTACAAGCTACCGGCCCTAGTGACCTTCAAGGAGGACCCCACGAACCGTGGAGGCATCCTCTACATGCAGGCCCCCGCCCCCTCTAGCGATTCCGCACCCAGCCTGAGGGTGTCGGCAGGCGGGCTGGCCGCATACTCGGGAAAGACCGCCACGTGGCAGATGAACCTGAGTAGAACGGGGTTCGGTGCCGGGGCCTCCGGCAAAGGGAACCTTGCGATCAATGACTACAGCGCGACCATTACCGTCGGAGGCTACGACGCTCACCTCTATATCCAGGGAGACAACTTCCGGCTGCGCAGCCAGAGCAACTCCTTGAGGTCCGTGTGGGGGAACTCGACCAACACAGTTCTCAGCTGGGACGGGAATCATCAGGTTGTCGTGGACAAGGACGGCTTCCGTGCCGTCGGGGGTAAGACGTTCATCATGCGAGTCCCCGGGGAGTGGCAGAAGCGGCACATGATGCTTCAGCACGCCTGTACCGAATCTCCCTACGACGGGATCGAGTACTGGGAGAATGTCGAACTCGACTCGGGGGGCCGAGCCACATGGATGCTACCGGACTATGTTCCCAAGATCGCGTCCCCTGAGGCGCCCTGGATCGCGCTTACGTCGTCCGCGGCCTCGGCTAAGCTGATCCGAACCGGCTACGGAGTCGACGCTGCACCTTGGTCGGTCGAGGTATCCGGCCGGCCTGGAGAGACGGTAGCAGTCCTCGTCAAGGGTGCCCGACAGATAGACGAGTGGGACGACAAGACCGACGCTGTGACCCTTCGCGACCGCTCCCGGGAGTCCGTGTGGACCCTCCCGCCGTCATCTTCCATGGATGGCGAGCACAACGACTCCGTGACCTACGATGATCGTGGCGGATTCGGCCCCGCGCCGGCTCCGCCGAAAAAGCCCTCAGCCGAGAAACCTCAGGAGGAATCATGACACCTCAGACACAGCAGGTGGACGCCATCGCGGTGATCGACGCCCTCACGGCAGAGATCGCTGCGCTGACCCGCCGAGCAGTGATCGCCGAGCAGCGGGCCGCTGCTCTGGAGGAAGAGATCGTCAAGACGAAGGAGAGCAAATGACGGTTCAGTCTGTGGCGGCGCGTATCGCCCGCCGTATCTGCGACCAGGAGGACGTGGGCTACAGCCAGCCCGACCGCCGTACCTGGTATGCGAACGCTGACTGGCAGGGGCACGTGTCCTCGCCCCAGAACGCCGACTGCTCCAGCCTCGTGTGTGGGGCGATCTGCTACGGCATCCACGACACCTACGGGGCGGCCTGGGGCCACCCCGCCCTGCCCGAGATTAATGATCACTGGACGGGGAACATGCGCCCCGGCCTGGAGGCTCGCGGCTTCAACGAGGTCCCATGGAACGACTCCGACCTCACCCCCGCCGGGGGATTCCGCATCGGAGACGTGATCCTCTCTGCCGCGAACGAGGGCGGCAGAGGGCACGTGGTCATCACCGTTGAGGACGGGGGCGACCCTCTCGTCTCGGAGGCGTGGATCGCTGAGGATGGGAGCATTGACGGCTACCTGGGCGACTCCACGGGGCAGGAGACCCGCACGGTCCGCTACTCCAGCCACCCGCACACTCAGGCCGGGGCGTGGACGAGCTGCCACCGCTTCGACGAGGGGAAGTTCCTGTCACAGTGGCCCGAGTTCTCCAAGGGCCGTCCCGCACAGGCCGCATCTCCGGCGCCGGCGCAGGCGGCCACCTCGACTCCGTCGGCACCTCAGCACGCTCACGGTATCGACATCTCGTCCTACCAGTCGGGCCTGAACGTGGCCGGGCTGTGGGCCGACTTCGTGATCGTCAAGGCCACCGAGGACGACGACTACGTGAACCCGTACATGGTCTCCCAGGCCAATTCCACGCTGGGAGCCTCGAAGCGCCTGGGCTTCTACCACTTCGCCCGCCCGGGTGACGCGGCAGAGCAGGCCCGCTACTTCGTGTCCGCTGTCGGCTCGTTCCGAGGCAAGGCGACTCTCTGGCTCGACTGGGAGGCCAACGCCGTCGCGCAGGGGCCGGGCTGGGCGAAGACCTTCCTCGACACGGTTCGGTCCCTGACCGGCTCCACGCCGGGCATCTACATGAACGGCTCGGCCCTGAACGGCTACGACTGGTCCGCCGTCGCCTCCCAGTACCCGCTCTGGTACGCGGGCGGCCCCGACTACTCGGACTACGGGTCCTCCTACTCGGACCCGGCGGTGCCGAACGTCTCCTACTGGGGCGCTCCGCTCATCCACCAGTACACTGAGGACGGTCGGCTGCCAGGCTACAACGGCACCCTGGACCTGAACAGGCTGCGCGACCGGGCGGCCTGGGACCGGATGGTCGGCGGCGGCCAGGCCTCCTCGGCCGCCTCCCAGCCGGCCTACGGGGCCCAGCTCGCCGTGGACGGGGAGTACGGGGCCGCCACGGTCGGGAAGCTCAAGTCCGTCATGGGAGCCGTCGGCTACGAGGAGGTCTACGCCGTCGCCAACCTGCGGCGCTTCCTCAACCAGGTCGTGCCCGCCTCCTCGATCCAGCAGCTGACTGGGCTGTACCGTCTGCCCGAGGACCGAGGCTGGGACGAGGACATGGTCAAGGTCTTCCAGTACCTCGTGCTGGCCTGGAACAAGCCGGGCGTGCCTTCGGGCTGGTCCTTCGGTGACTGGGTGGACGGGGACTTCGGCGAGGAGACGATCGCGGCGCTGCAGATGGCGCTGAATGCCTCCAAGGACAACTCCTTCAGGCTATGGACGTGACATCGGCGTAACCTATAGAAACCTCACGGACTCATAGGGCTACACTAAGGGCGGGGACTCGACAGGGTCCCCGCCCTTACCTATGGAAGGAGCACATGTGAAGTACGCCTCTGCAACGTTCTGGGAGGGTCTCGCCGAGCGAGCCATCTCCACCTTCGCTCAGTCCCTGGTCGGCGCCTTCGGCGTCGGTTCCTCGCTCTTCGGGCTGGACTGGAAGGGCGCTCTCGGCATCGCCTGGGCCGCCACTCTCGTCTCGATCTTGAAGTCGTTCTCCCTTCCTGAGGAGACCGACCGCGCCGTGGCCTCGGCCGCTGAGGAGACCTACACCCCGCGCCACGCCTCCGACCTGGCCGGCTGAGGCAGTCCCATGGATGCAGCAGGGCAGTCCTCGCCGATCCTCGCAGTGCTCGCCTCGCCGGAGGTCATCACGGCGGGGACCGCCCTGCTGGCCGCCCTAATCACCTGGCTCAGGGTCACGATCAACAAGCAGCAGCAGCGCCTGGAGGAGAGGATGACTCGACTAAACGCTCACATCGTGAGGGCGGCCGACGCGGCCGAGTCGGCCTCGGAGGGTGTTCACAACAACCACGACTCGAACCTGCGGGATGACCTCGACTCCAAGTTCGGCCAGGTCCTGGACGGGCTGGCCCGCCTGACCGCGTCGGTCGACGACCTTCGCGAGTCGGACCGGCAGCACGAGGCACGCATGTCCCGCCTGGAGATTCAGATCGAGGGCGTCCGCAATGACGCCCGCACTGATAGGTCCCACCTGTACACGGAGGTCCAGTCATTGCACGACCGTATTGGTAAGGTAAAGACCGAGACGAAACCGTTACGTCAGGAGCCCCGATGACCTCCCCCACCGCCACAATCACCGGACGCGTCGTAGGGCCGGACGGCTTAGGACGCATGGGCCGGGTGACCTTTCGCCCGGCCACCCCTACCGCCGGCCCTCCGGCCGGGGCCGTCCTCGTCGGTCAGGCCTCCTTTCGGATCGACCCTGACGGTTATCTGGTAGGACCGGAAGGTCGGTCGGTGACCATCCTACCCGGAGACTATGAGATAGATCTCAATATCCCCGGAGACTCTGGGGCCCACATCCGCCGGCGGGCAACAATCTCCGCCGGCCAGGCTCTCACACTGGCCGATCTCCTTACGGCCGTCCCATCACCCCCGACTCCCCCGACTCCCCCGACTCCCCCATCACCCCCGACTCCCCCGACTCCCCCGACTCCCCCAGCACCTCAGCCGCCGGCAGACGGAATCCTGACCTCCGAGGGTCACGAAATCCGCCGAGCCGGCAGCCCGGACGCCCTGGAGGCCACCAACCCCTCCGAGATTGTTGATCTCGGGGGCGGAGTCCTCACCTGGCGGAGGCTTGGCGACGGGCTGGTCCGCCCAGGTGGTCGGGGTGTCCGGGATGCGGACACTACAGGTATTCTTGAGGCTATGGACAGGGCCGAGGTCATAGACCTTGGCGATGGAACACTCACCTGGAGGTAACCGGCTATGGCCGATCTCACATGGTACAGCCGCGAGGGCGCGGATCAGCGCTTCCTGACGAAGACCGAGGCCTCCGGCCTGGCCTCTAAGGAGGAGAGCTCTCAGGGAGACGCCGCCCTGGGCAGCCGTATCGACGCCGTGGAGGCTACGGCCGGGGCTGCCCTGCCGGCGGCCACCGCCGCCACGACCTACGCCACCAAGGCGGAGCTCGCTCAGGCTCAGCTGGGCGGGGGCGGGCAGACTCCGGACCTGTCCGGGTACCTCACGCGCTCGGACGCGTCCAGCACCTACGTCACCAAGGTGGATGCGCAGGCGACCTACCCCACTAAGTCGGAGGTGGCCTCCACCTACGCGACGAAGTCTGAACTGGCCCAGGCCGGGGGAGGCTCGCCAGCCCCGGCGCCTGCGCCGTCGCCCGCAGGCTCCCCTCTCGCCGCGCTCCCCCTTCGCGCCGGTCAGGGAGTCCCGACGGTCGGGTTCTTTGGCGACTCGTGGTCCACTGAGTCGACGATGGGGCAGGGCTTCAACCTGCCGTCCGTCGTTTCACGGGCGCTGGGCTGTGTCCCGGCGTTCAGCGCGGTTGACGGTTCGGGGTTCGGGTACTCCGCCTCTGGCCGTGACGGTTTCGAGGTGGACGCCCGCGTCAACTCCGCCTGCGCGGCGGCCCCTAATCTGATCGTGACCATCGGATCCCTGAACGCTGACAAGGTGATAGACAACGGTGACGTTACCGGCTCGGCGATCACGGAGGCCGTGAAGTCCTTCATCACTAAGGTGCGCGCCAAGCTTCCGCAGGTGCCGATCGTGGTGCTCGGCCCGCAGCCGTCCTCAGTCGCTCGCCTCCAGTCCCGCTCCGCTCACGTCAACGTCAAGGCGACGAAGGCTGGAGTGGACGCTAGCGGCGGACTCGCGGCGGGCATTGCCTTCGTTGACTGGCTCGGCGTGGTCGACAGCCAGGCGGTGCCGTGGCGTGACGGGCGTGTGTGCGCTACAGGCGACGTGGTGGTATACAACGGCGTCGCCTACCGCGTGACCCGCGCTTGGGTACCGGCCACCGGCGAGACCCCTCTCTCGGCTAACGCCCCCGTCGTCCAGGTGTCCGACGTCCTGTCTGGTACCGGCCACGCGGGGGCTCAGAAGGGCGACGGGACTCGTGACACCCTCCTCCTGTCGGATGAGACTCACCCCACGAAGATGGGGGCCGCAGCCTTTGGGGCCGCCGCAGCGAAGCGTATCGGCGACGCGGTGGCGTCCCTGGCTGCGTGGGCTAAGGCTCAGGGGCCGGTGGTTCCGGTCTCGCCTGCAGTGCCGCCAACCCCGCCGCCGGCCCAGGGCGATGGCCTCCCAATCATGGCGTGGCTCTCCGGAGGATGGGGTAACCCGAACCGCGTTGCCTACTCGGCCGCTGACCTCAGAGCTGTTGCGGCCTTGAAGCCCAGCCAGGTGGCGCTCCCGCTCCGCGGTGTCGGCGACACCGCGGACCTGGCCGTCGGCATCCCCGACTCCTTCACCGGCACCGACAACGTCAAGCGCGAGTTCTCCAACGTGTCCATCCAGGGCGCCCGTAACTTGGGCCTGGACGTTGCGGGCATGGTCGAGTCTCTCGACATGTTCGAGGCCGCCGGCATCGAGGTGCTGCCGAACGTCCGCAACGGGCTCGCTGACTCTGGGGCCGAGTACTACAGGTCCTCGGACGGCAAGGCCTTTACCGTGCTGGCCTCCCGCGCCGGGAAGACGTACCAGGAGATTCACGGCCGCGGACAGACGAAGCTGCGCGGCATCATGAAGGCCCAGTACCCGTCTATCGTGCGCGTCGTGGACGCCACTGACGCCACTGCCGACTGGCACCTGACTGACCCGATCAAGGACGCGCAGAAGGGCATCCTGTCGGCCGCTAAGGCTGGCGCCGGGGTCTGGGGGGCCGCGAAGACGGTCTTCCCTGACGGCGTGTGGGTGCTCGTCGCATCGAAGGACGAGCAGGAGACCGCAAAGTCCGCCGCGCAGGCGGCTGGCGTGACCATCGTCGGCTGGGCTGTGGGCACGCCAGAAGCCTTGGCTGCGATCAAGGGCTGACGGCATAACAGAACACCCCGCTCACTCGGCGGGGTGTTCTGCCGTCTCACCAGAGGTGAGTCAGTCGATGGTAGATGTTGTGTGCCGGGTAAACAACGAACGCGTTCCAGTAGTAGCTCATGGTCACCTCCTCTGCCCCGTGCCTCACATGAGACCTACAGCGGCTCATGGATGGATCTCCATACGCCGAGGGCTCCTTGGGCAGGTACAACCCCGTTCCCGAGGAGCCGTCGCTCAGCAGATATCTTCAGCCCGTGACCGGTGACCCACCCCTCCGGGAGGAGCATCATCCGCTCCATCTCTCGGGTAGCCTCCGCAGGCTCAGGACAGTCGAGGGCCTGGTACAAGGACTGCCCGTGCCCGTTCCCGTTGCCGTGCTTAGCGCGCTGCGCGGCTCTCCAGTCCTCCCAGGACTCGGGCGTACGGCCCCACCCCATGTCCACGACGGTTGGGGTCGGGAGAAGTCCCTCGGGGCGGCTCGGTACCGTCTTGGGCCGCACGGCCTCGGCCAGCAGGCTCTCCCCATCGCCCCGAACGGCGGTCAGGAACACCCGGGCACGGCGGTGACTGGCCCCCACCTCCCACGCCTCCGCCCGGCCCCACCTGACGGTGAAGCCGTAGCGACCGAGCTCGGCATCAATAGCCTCCCGGTACTTCAGGGCCTGGGGGACGTTCTCGATGACCAGGGCCTCGGCCCCGCTCAGGTGCCCGATCTCGGCGCACCTGAAGAACAAGCCGCTGCGACTTCCCCGCAGCCCAGCGCCGTGACCAGCCCTCGACAGGTCCTGGCACGGGAACCCGAACGTAACGACGTCGGCTTGAACTAGGTCGAGCGCGGGGTCGTGTACGTCCTTGAACTGGGAGGCCTCAGGCCAGTGCTGGGCCAGGACACGGCGCGAGGGTCCGTAGTTGTCGCACACGGCAACCAGGGCAATATCTCGGTTCGGCAACGCCGTGGAGAGGGCAAGTTCCAGGCCTCCATAGCCGGAGCAAAGTGATAGGACTCTCATGATTCCTCACTGGTGATGGTGGTCAAGAGTAGAGTTTCCAGGACGAGGCGTTGCCGCCCCGGGCCTCGAAGGTGAGGATGGCCGGTCGGGTGGAGTCTCCGGAGATGTTCGTCCACCAGTCGGAGCCGCGGTCCGCGCTCGGGCAGGAGATGATCCATCGGGCGTCCCCCGCCTGACTCACGGCGAAGTTGTGCCAGTGCCCGTGGACCAGGATTCTGGCGTCGTAGAGGCCGCTCCTGCGGCCGAACGCGAGGTCCCTGAACCATCCTGGCACCTTGCTCTGAGAGCCCGCCAGGTGGCCGTGTGTGAAGCCTATGCGGGTGCCGTCGGCGGCGTCCACGGTGACGGCCTCCTCCCACTTCTCGGGACGGAAGAACTCGACATGCTCGAAGCCGGGCCGATCCTCGACAACGTCCTCGATGTTCTTCGAGATCATGATCCCGAAGTCGTCGTCCGGCGCGTTGGCCCGGCTGTTCTTGCCAGGCCCCACCCTCACCGCGCAGTGGTTGGACGGGACGGCGACGTAGTACAGGGACTCGCACAGAGGCGCGAGCAGGCGGACAGCCCCGGCGTAGAGGCGCTGGACGGTGCGAATCTGGTCGGTCAGGCTTAGGTCGTTGGTCTGGGCCTGGCTGGCGACGTTCCAGAACCCTTCGGTGCTGTCACCGACGTCGGCGAGGATGATGCGCCGGTACGGAGCCGGTCCCGATAGATCGGAGGCTATGTCGTGCAGCGCCCGGCGCACGAGGCGGACGGTGTCCTCGGTGCCGCCGCCGCTGGCCGCTTTCCCGACCTGGAAGTCGGCGAGGCAGACAACCGGCGTCGTCTTACGGGCGTCGGCGAGGGCGCTCGGCCGTGGGAGAGTCGGCTCCTTGAAAACAGGCTCTAGGTCCTCGAAGGAGAGGCGCTTGGCCTCCTCCATCTCGACGGCGCCGGGCCGGTACTCGATCTTCTCGTAGGAGCCGTCGGCGAGGCGGACCGTCTTGCCGCGCTTCGTGATGGCGCCTACGGGGAGGTCGAAGAACTCATCGCGGCTGAGCTCGTCCTTGATCTTGCGCTTCAGGGCGCGCCTGTGCCGGCGCACGGTCGCCTCCGAGGTGTTGAACTCCTCGGCCAGGTCGATGTTCGTCTTGCGCTCTCGCTCTGGCAGCGCGTCATTGGCGATGATCGCCTCATCCAGCGGGCTCACGGGTCTCCAATCTAGGGATTGCAGGGAATGCTGAGGGAAGTCTATCCCCGGCCCCAGCCTTTTCCACAAACCGGAAGCCATACTGAAACCTAAGTCACGTAGATCACAGGTTCAATATTGTGAGGGTATTGCCCTCACCCCAATACCGCAGTACAGTCGATGCAGGTCGAGATACGGCCATCCCAGCAGATAGGTCCCACCATGAAGAACCAGTACGAGTACACGATCAACTCCACGGAAGACATCCGCAAGGCCCTAGCAGAGGCTGATCGCGAGAACATCTACCTAACCCACTACAACTCCGCTTTTTACCTCCGAGGGGACGCCGGAACCTCGATCTCGGTAGACGACTCTCTGGCTGACCTCTACGTCGTGGCCTACGGGCCGGCGCCGGTCTGGGTCTCCGGGGAGGGCAGGACGACTGTCATCGCCGAGGAGTCCGCGGTTGTCTACGCCACGGAGGCTGGCGTCGTGGACGCCTACGACTCATCCACCGTCTACGCCTACGACCGCTCCACGGTCGTCGTCCAGATGGATGCATCGGTGTACGTCTCCTCCGACGACGTGGACGTGGAGGCATGGGGAGACTCTAAGGTCTATCTCCCGGCCGGGGGAGTTGAAGGTGCAGACCCCAGCCTTCGCGTGGAAGGTGCCGCCAAAGTCATCCGCGGCGCCGCAGACTTCTACAAGGATGAGAACTGATAGGAGAATCCAATGACATCCCTATCGACCAATCACCTGGCCTTCCCAGGCAACTTCAGCCCGCTCACCGAGCGCCGCGTGTCCGCCCAGACCTGGGCCAACGCCCTGCGCCCCTACCTCCGCTACGTGAACACCGTTACGAAGGACGACGCCCCCGCAGTCCTGGCGGAGAACGGTAAGGACCTCGTGCTGACCCTCACCGAGTCAGATGAGAAGCGCGGCCGCTGGCCTCTATGGACCTTGGAGGTCTACTCCCGCCGTAGCGGCGTCGAGTACGCCTACAAGGTCGGCAACCTTCAGGACGTGCTAGTCTCTCTCCTGCGAGAGATCTGAGCCATCACCACCGCTTACGCGGGCTGGATCCTCATCCAGGCAAAGACGCCACCAGAAACCCTCGGGATGACTACCCGGGGGTTTTCTGTTGCCCAGATCACTCCTCCAACAGTTTGTGAGTACTTCCCCCGTCACCTCACAAAATGTAGGCTGGACCCATCCCCCGACGACGGCATCCGCCGTCCCAGATAGGAGCAGTCATGAGCATCATGGACTTGGAGAAGGTCGTGAGCCGGGCCAGGAAGGCCGCCCAAGGCTCACACACACCCTGCGGCCCGATCACGTGGGTCTGGGGCAAGGAGGACCTGAAGGGCCTCGTCAAGGCCATCCACGCCTCCCAGAAGGTCGTCATGGACCTGGAGACCACTGGTCTGGACGAGTACGCGGAGGCTGGCGGTGACACCAACGGCGGCTACCCGGCGCGCATCGTCCTCGCCTCACTCACCCTCCCGAGCGCTGAGCGCGCCGCGGCAGGTGCCTACAACTGGCGCACCTTCGACGGCGAGCAGCCGATGACCTACCTCGTTCCCCTCTCGCACCCCGCCTCGCCTCTGCTGGGGGCGTGGCGGAAGGTCATGGCGATCATCGGCCGCGAGATCAGCCGCAGCGGAAAGCCGTTCGTCAACGCGAACGTGAAGTTCGACGCCCGCTGGGTCTTCGCACAGGCCGGCGTGGACCTGTCCGACCGGATCGAGTGGGACACGACCGTCTCCTCCCAGCTGGTGGACACCGAGGCCCGCACCCGCCTCAAGATTCGCGCCGCGCGCGACTTCGGGATCGAGGAGTGGGACGACTTCGACCTAGGCACTCCCGGCGCCGCCGAGCAGGTGGACCTGATCCAGCTAGGCGAATACGCGGCGCGTGACACCTACTACACCTGGAAAATCGAGGAGGAGCACCGCGACCAGATGTTCCTCACCGGTGACGAGGAGCCCTTCGACTCCGACGACATCCAGATGGCCCGGCTCGGTAAGGTCGCCACCTACGTCGCCATGCCGACTGTGAAGACTCTCACAAAGGTGGAGCAGCGCGGCTTTCTCCTCGACGTGGACTGGGTCCACGCCAAGATCGAGGAGATGGACGCCCTGCGCCTCAAGGCCTGCGAGGACATCCTCGGCCTGTACGGGACCGCCCCAGCGCCGGCTCCGGCGAAGGACGGAGTGACCACCGCCGCGACGTCGAAGTGGTTCCAGGGCTTCGTGGCCCAGGCCATCGAGGCAGGCGACCTGCGTGTGACGGCGCGCACGGACTCCGGCAACGCTCAATGGAACAAGGCGGTCCTCATCGCCCAGCAACGGCAGGGCAGCCCCGCCGCCGACGCGCTGCTGCGCCACCGTGACGCGACCAAGACTCTCGAGTTCCTGCGCTCGTGGCTGGAGCTTCGTGACCCTAACAACGTGATCCACGCCACCTACAACGTGGGCTTTGTAAAAACTGGAAGGTTGAGCTGCTCGTCACCCAATCTTCAACAGTGCGCTTCGTCACTAAAGCCGGCCTTCATCCCCCGGCCCGGGCACGTCCTGCTAGACCTCGACTACAGCCAGGTCGAGCTGCGCGTGGCGGCGTTCGTCTCCCGGGCGCAGCCGATGATCGAGGCGTTCCAGCGTGGGGACGACCTGCACCGCCTCCTCGCCGCGAAGATCGCCGGCAAGGCGCCTCAGGACGTCACCAGCCTCGAGCGCAAGCGGGCCAAGGCCGGCAACTTCGGCCTGCTCTACGGCATGAGCCCTGGCGGCTTCCAGTCCTACGCCGCCACCGCCTATGACGTTTCTCTCACTCTGGCGGAGGCTCAGGCCGTCCACAGCGCGTTCTTCGAGATGTGGGACGGCATGCGCCAGTGGCACGAGCGCTCCAAGCGCCGGGCCTACGAGCGCGGCTACGTGACGTCCCCTATCGGACGCACTCAGTGGCTCAGCGACCTCTACTCGAAAAGCTCGTTCAAGTCCTCCCACGCCGAGCGCAACGCCCTGAACAGCCCCGTGCAGGGCTTCGGATCGGACCTCATGCAGATGGCCGCGGCGTCGATCATGGGCACCCTGCCCGGCTACCCCCTTCCCAAGGTCGAGGGCGCGCACGTCGTTGCCACCGTCCACGACGAAATCTGCATCGAGGTCCCGGAGGACCGCTGGCAGGAGATTCTGGTCGAGTGCAAGCGTCGGATGGAGGACGTGAACACCTTCCTGCGCCCGCTCGACTGCCAGATGGACGTACCGATCGTGGCCGGTCCTAGCGCGGGCACCCGCTGGGGCGTTCACGACCTGCACGACGAGGATGACCCGCTCCCGCAGGTTTGACACCTACCTCACACCATTGAGACATGCGTCTCAAATCCTCAAAACCGGGAATACGTTGGAAACACTAGCAAATCTGCCTATTCCCAAACCACTCAGAGATCTACATCACATTTTAGGAGACACCATGCGCAACGCACTTCGCACCTACCCCGCCCGGCCGGCCACCTTCCAAGGCCGTCCCGCCGTCCAAATCAGGGACACGAAGAACGAGATCGAGTACTTCGTCGAGATCACCGAGAAGCCGGACTCCTCCGGCCGCTACCACGTCGTGAACCTCCTGTGCCGCCCTGACGAGGGCGTTCGCTTCCCCGACAGTGTCCCCCACCGGACCCTCTGCGAGATCGCCGCAAACGTGCTCGAGAGGGCCGAGAAGCCCGCGCGAGGGGGCAACCTGTACCACGGCGCGCCGGTCGAGACCCTGCGCAAGATGATCGAGGAGGGGAAGACCCGTACCGACATCGCCCGCGAGCTGGACCGCAGCGTCTACACCGTGGACGCCTGGCTGAAGCGCGCACGCCGCCTTGACCCGACCTTCCCCGGCACGCTGACGAAGACCGGCAGGCGCCGCCCGGCCCGCAATCGACCGCCGAAGCGTTCCTGAGACCCCACCACGAGGCCCCTCCCATCTCCGGGAGGGGCCCTTTTGCGTGCCCTGAATCACACCAACACGCCGGTGACACATACTGAGACAGGTGTCCGCATAGTGAGAAAGTGACCGCAGTCACGGCGTTTTAAGCACGGTCGGAAGGGTAAATAATGCTTATGTCAAAATGTGTATGCCAAGTTACAGGTTCCCCTTGACTCGGGCGTGTCGCACCGCAACTTCCGCGTGTCGGGCCCCATTGCTGGGATTAATCCGTATGCCTACATACTATTCCCAGATACGGGTGTGAGGAGTATCCCACTTTAAAACCCCTATTCCGTGAACAACCTCACCGTTTTGCGCTTGCAACGCGCCCCTGAATTTGATACCCCGCGCGCCCGCGCGCGCCCCCCCCCCCCCCCCCCCCCCCCCCCCCCCCCCCCCGCCCCCCGCGGCGCGCCG